ATTGAACAGAATTCTATTTCACGAGGGAAAAGCCTCTCGACTATCTCCAATTTGTGGCCCATTTCCAAAGCATGAATGCGTACGAGGTCAAGGTTGAGTGGTAGGAGTGTGGCGATGAGATTATCATCTCCATTAACTAGGACCCACCAGTCTATGACGTATTTAAGTACGTAGGTGATAATGATAAAGCTGCGCAGTGAGTTACCTTTAGACGTATTGTTGACTCCGCTGCACACCTTACCTGGGCAAGAATATTTGATTCCGTGGCTGCTGTACCCACCACACTCGATTTGAGATTCCAGAACCTCCATTAGAGCGCCGTTAACAGCCTTAGTTTTATACAAGTAGATCTCTGTTTTAATCGCTTCGATCTCATTACGACCGTCAAAGCGGGAAAAATCTCCTTCATAAATATGACATCCTTGTTGCACACGCGTATTAACCCATTCCCCAACCTGCACATCTGTCATGCCGGAAGCATAGGTGTATCTAGCATTATAAGTATCATCGTGCCAGATATGGATGTTTTCTTTAGTCCAAACCCAAAAATCAATGGAATCAATTAAGTATTCGAGGGTTTTGGATGATATGCAACGTGGTGCCATTTTATCCTCGTCTTTGGCAACATTCCACTCATTTGCTTTGAGGAAAGCTCTAGTCTTCGTGTCAACGGAAGCCTCGTACCTGGTAGCAATTGCACGCGCAATCACAGCACGACGTCCTTTGGGATAGCGTGAGAGGAATGCTTCAATATCAGCATCAGTAATATCACGAAAGTCTCCAACAAGAGTCCATTGCTCATAGAGCATAAAAAGACGAACTGCTTCAGCCCAGGAAATTAAACGCACATCAGGTGTGCTTAGGTCAGGGAGAAGCTGTCTATTGTGTAAAGCCACCAACATGTTGTGCGCGCAGCCACGTGCCTTCCAAATCCAATCGTAAGCAACTGTAATACCAACAAATGTCGTAGTAGGTATACAGGTGAAATCAGCACCGGAAATATCTATAGTGGCTAATGGATGAAGGGGCCCAAGTTTAACATGGGCACAACAAGTGTCTTCGATGGTTTCTATCAACTCTACACCGACGAAGGGCTTTGGCTTTAAGTAGCGAACGTAGAGTCCGCCAGCTGCCATCGCGAGTATAGTGAGAATGAATAGATCATACCCGTTGACAGCAGTGTATATAATAATAAATAGTACAAAAGTAACTCCTATGAACACCTTACGCCATTCAAATCTAGCACGCAGGTACAAATACCATTGATAGTAATAGCTATCATATTTAAGGTGGAATTTGTCGTGGTATGATCTTTGCCAATAGTTCATTTCTTGGTGTTCATCGAGCAGTTCTTCGACTATTATTTGGTCAGCTTTATGGGCCCAATCACTGAAAACGCGACAATTATGTCTCAGTAGAAGTGCATTCTTCTGGTTCATAAGTCGAGTACGACGTTTGGTGTCACCTCTTAAAGTGTGACAGACTGAACGCACGGACTCTCGAAAGGAATCCCAAACGATTTGTTCCTTATCATCAGCGTTTTCAGGTGTGGGGAATGTTAAATCCTGATATGATTCTTCCGGGATGTCTATGACGAACGACCCGTAATTGTGGTTAGTGGTGTGTTGGGTGGGATTGTTGTTGCTATCAGGATAAGAAAGGTATGATACACGCTGATCCTGTATATCATCCTTGATCTCTCTTATTTTATCGAATGCGGCATCGACAGCGCCTCGACTTTGCGACACAGAGCTTGCGAGAGATGCT